AGAAAAAGTGTTGATTGGATGTATATTACCTTCTGTAAGGCATTCTTAAAACGTCTTACAGAAAAAGTGTTGATTGGATGTATATTACCTTCTGTAAGGCATTCTTAAAACGTCTTACAGAAAAAGTGTTGATTGGATGTATATTACCTTCTGTAAGGCATTCTTAAAACGTCTTACAGAAAAAGTGTTGATTGGATGTATATTACCTTCTGTAAGGCATTCTCAATCTGATTGACATACGGTATATACTATGCTCGGCCTTGCAGGCCTCGCCTGTAAGTGCATCATTGAAAATAATTTTTGGAAGAGAGTAGAGTATGCCTTACAGGGGGATTTACGGGTATCACGACATTACATACTTGTAATTCATATACCAAGGAGCGACACATGGGACATGTCTGATTTTTGGCAAAATGCGTTTCGGAACAACATGGACAAAAAAGGTGACCACAATTGGTGCGTTCCATGGTGTGAAACCGTCGACCATAACAAATAGGACAGGATTCTTTGACCACTTTCTGTTTTACCGGTAGCCGATGCATAACGGGTTCGAAAAGTGGCATTGTATGCAAGGAGGGAAACCATTCCTGGAAAAAGTCTTGGAAGACAAAGGGCACAGGGAAGGCATTCATGTATTGTTCATTCATCCATGCGAGAGGAGGAATGAATTCACCTTCGTCTTCTCTTATGGATATCAAATCAGGCATGTCGTCGTCGTCGTCGTGTTCCATCATGAAATCCTTATACTGTACACTCTGTTTTCCTTTGTATTATGCAATTTCATATTATGATTCATAATATGAAATATGAAACGCGTCTCACAAACACAAGCACAAACACAAGCATTCTCCGCTACCAAACCATCCCTGTAAGGCATTTTATTTACAATAAAATGTAAGGCATTTTATTTTACAAACAGTTTTTTTAAACCTTACAGAAAGGTTTAACGATTCAATCTACATTGTCAACAACCCCGTCTTCCCAACACGGCATCCATTTTTTCAGCCGTGGCTGAAAGCGGCACCGAACGGCCAGTCGTTTTTCCATGTCGGTATATTTGTTTTCCTCGACGCGTTCAAAATCTTCTTCGTCGTCGCTTTCTTCCATCTCGTCCAACCGACCATTCTCCCGTATGTTGCGAAACAAACTGTTTAACCATATCGACGTTTTTTTGTCCACCACACAGGCATAATCCACAAACACCGAATTGGAGTCATACAACTTGTATAAATCATACGAAACATCCGCCATTATCCAAAACGTCCTCCTGTAATCATTATGTTTTGGTTCACTACGTTTTGGTTCATTTCGTGTAGGTTCACTACGTTTTGGTTCATTTCGTGTAGGTTCACTACGTTTTGGTTCACTACGTTTATCAAAAGCAGGTATGGTATCTTTGTTTTCCCGATGAAAACACATTCCCTGTAGGGCGTTTTCAGACAGGTGTATATATTGTCCCAAACCTTTCCACCGTCTTTTTTCTACATGATGGACTTGGTAGGCCGGTTTTGATACATTTCCCAACATCATGACTGGAATGTGACAGACAGTGGTAAAAGAGGAAAGTATATCTTTCACAATACAGGCCCATTTCGTATGTTGGTCCAAGGCCACACTGACATCGACACCGCGAAACCAATGTAGGTCAGTGATAATGAAATGAGACCCTTTTACTTGAAGAGCGCTAACGATGGTTCCAAAAAAGACGGGATTGGCGATGGTGTGGTTTGTTTCTACGACGGAAATGTCTTCTAGACGTTTGTCCAGAAGAAACAGAGTATCTTTCCCGGTGTCTGGATGCAAAGTCGCCCACAAATATACTTTTCTTCCCATGGGCATAGAAAGATACAAATCGTGGGTAGAAGGCTCAACTGTCTTATGATGTCGTGTTTCATAAGACAGTTCAAAATCTGGAAAACGTTCGCGCACACGTTGTTGCCATGTTGTGGATTGCATTACATTTATTCGTCCATAAGCTTTGTACTCTTTTCGAAGAAAGATGCAATGAGTGTGCCACAGATTCGTTTTCGTCCCGAGGTATGGGGGCCTCCTTTTTGGTTTTTCTTGCATACGGTATCGCAGACATACCCGATTCATCCAAACGAAGTGGTCAAACGCAAATACTATGATTTCTTCCAGAATTTGCCGCTGTTTGTCCCTCAACCAGAAATTTCCACCTACGTCGCCGAACTATTGGACCGCTACCCTGTCACACCCTACCTCAAAACACGTGAATCCTTGGTTCGTTGGGTCATTTTCCTGCACAACAAAGTCAATGTCGCACTCGACAAAGAAGAAATGAACACCCTCGACGCCGTCAAAGCCTATGCCGAAAATTATCTTCCTCGCGATGTCGTGATAGCGCGCCGTTTTGGCTTGGACAAACAATGGCTTCTTGGTTTGGTCATCGTTGCTCTCTTTGTCCTGGCTTTTTGGAAAAGTCGTTCGTAACCCCCCTGTAGGGTTTTTCAACAGTTTTGCGTACAAAAAATAACAAAGAAATCACGAGGAGAGTATACACCCTATGGAAGACGATTTTAGGCCACGGCAACATGTTTTACAAAAACCTTTTCAAGCCTCTCGTTTCTTACTCACCGACAATGACCTGGTTGTCAACGAAGACCACATCGTCTGGATACAACGTATCCACGATTGCATGCATGTTTGTGTGAAGACGGATGGATGTGTGGCCAAGAAAAGTACACACAAAGTATGTAAAGACATACAAACAACGAGTTTTGCACGTCTAGAACCCCTTTTTGCCAAACCATCCTAGTCAAAAAACACCATCGGCCGCATCGTCGTTTCCGCCGTACCACGCTGTTTCGCCTCCAAAATAGGCATCTGTGTCAATGAATTCAACCGCTCTTGCTCCTCACGGTATACTCGAATTTCTTTCAAGACAGATTCGTGGTCTCGTATTAATTTATTGCGCCATTCTTGTGGCGTCAATTTCTTCGTTGAAGCATAATAGAAATACAATCCAGCCACAATCAACAAAAACAACATCACACCCCCATTCAAAATCCAATAATAAATCAACACCCTGTTGCCATGACACTTGTTCAACGCATCCGACATATATGCGTAAATACCCGGTTCCACCAATCGTGGTAACATCTTTTACATTGAAACGATTTATTCATTCCGACAACATATACACACACACAACCTCCCTGTAAGACGTTTTCTAGGATGCCTTACAGAAGGGTTGTATGGCAAGGCAGTATAGCGAGGCTGAAAGCCGAGCCTAGTATACACTGCTTATCAATCAACTTACAAAAGAAATCAATCCCTGTAAGACGTTTTCTAGGATGCCTTACAGAAGGGTTGTATAGCGAGGCTGAAAGCCGAGCCTAGTATACACTGCTTATCAATCAACTTACAAAACAAATAACCCTCCCTGTAAGACGTTTTCTAGGATGCCTTACAGAAGGGTTGTATAGCGAGGCTGTATGGCGAGGCTGAAAGCCGAGCCTAGTATACACTGATTATCAATCAACTTACAAAACAAATCAACCCTCCCTGTAAGACGTTTTCTAGGATGCCTTACAGAAGGGTTGTATAGCGAGGCTGAAAGCCGAGCCTAGTATACACTGCTTATCAATGGGTGATTGCAAGAAAGACGACGACAGAAATATAAAATATTGTTTTATTGTATGAGTAAAAATAATAATAATAATAATAGAGTTACTGATTTACCACAAGAGCACCAAAATCACCTAATTAGAAGATTTGGTGAATTAAATACTATTTCATTAGGGCCTACACGTACAAATAGTTTGGTATCACGTGCGAATAGTACAGATAATTTTTTTTCTAAAAATGGTTCATTAAATACACCTTTTTTATCTCGTACAAATAGTACACATGATAGTAGTAATAATTATTCTGGAAATAGTGATTTACAAAGCTCGATAACATCAGATATAAATGATGCAAGTGAAAAGGAAAAGAAAAAAGGAAAAAGAAAGGGATGTTTTGGTTGTGTGACGATGGGTGGTAGAAAAGAAAAAAAAAGTAAAAGAAAAAGAATAGTAAAAAAAAGTAAAACAAAAAGAAAAAGGTAAAAATGAAATCAATCCTCCCTGTAAGACGTTTTCTAAGAGGGTGTAATAATAATAAATATTCACTGAAATTGTTGTGAATATTTATTTGGCAGTATCTGCCGATATTTGTTCTTGAAACGAAGTGTATTTCAATTCTTCGGGGTCGGTTGCCAAATGTGGAATGGGTGTAATGTTTGCGTGACGCTTGGACCCATCCGACAACCAGACTTTGATAATACAAAACGTTTTTTTGGGCGAAATGGACAATCCATTGATGAATATGTTGTCCTCCAAAGAGGAGAAAAACGTTTGACCACATACCGCATACACCATACTTTTCCACACATGATATACATTTTTATTGATTACTTTGAAAGACAAATAACCACCATTCGCATTCCTCTCATCCTCCCAAATGGGCTGAATACCTTGGCGCATCACAAACAACATGGCATTTTTTACAATCACGTCCGAAATCGTTTCGTTCAACAAAGTCAACTGCTCTGGGTCAGAAATACTCGACATCAACAACACATAACTCGAAATGTCCCAATGTGTGTCGTCCGGCAAATGATAATAAAAAGACCAACCGTCCAACAACGGCGCAAATTTCTTCTTTTCCGACCTTTTAAAAGTCGTCTCCGACCTAGACGAAACCGCATCCGACCTTTTAAAAGCCGTCTCCAACCTAGACGAAGTCGTCTCCGACCTAGACGAAGTCGTCTCCGACCTAGACGAAGTCGTCTCCGACCGATTCGATAGTCGAAGCTCTTTCAAAGAAGAGGAAACAGATGTCATGATTGCCGTTGTCGTCATTCGGGTCGTTGTGCGAGACCTTCTATATAGCACACGAGAAATCTTTTTATTCTGTTTTGCCCTCTACTACAAGGACTTCCAATCCGGAATCCAAAAGTCGAATATAGTCGCCCTGTTTCAAGACGGCTGTTTCTATTTCCTCCTCGGAATTTATATATATCATGGCCAATTCATATCTAGAATCAAAAGGCATCCCTCTACCCACATCGTAATCCAACCATCGTTTCAAAAATGCCGCCGACAACAATTCGTTTCCCTCTAAACAAAGGTCCTCTGGCAAATCATAGTACAAAGGCACTTTCAAATCAGGATGTCTATATTGTATCGACAAAATAGGATTGACCACCCTTTTCTCAAAATACAATCCACGCAACGGAATCTTGTAGGGCCATACATAACAAGCTGTCCTGACCTTTCTTTCCAAGTTGTCCTCGTGATGATTGCGAGGTTCATACAATCGTATCATGACCAAATCATACGGCATTTTATGTCGTATCAAAGAAAACTCGCCAATGTCGTCTTCGTATTCACAGGCATCCCACCATGTATCGTACATTTCCAACAATCCATCGCCACTGTAATTCCAAAACCCATAATAAATCCAGTCTCCCTCTGGCTCCATGCGACATTGGTATACCCGACGTCGTACCCAAGTATACCACTTTCTATATTCATTGTACCATAATTGAAGAATCGGATTTTCACGTATGCAAACACCCGCTCGTAAACAGGTTTCAACAAGGCCCCACAGGAAGGATGACATGGTGTTTGATACTTATTCGTCGTTTGTTTTGTTTACGCTTTTTATTGTGTCTGCTTTCAATTTGGATTCATTTTGCGTTAGAATTGAATTAGGTAACAGAGTAGCTGGTGTAGATGGCGTTGAATTTTGAAGAGATAAAGGTATTCGTCCATAGTAAGGGATGGACGAAGGGAACATAAACGCTTTATAGTATTCAAAAAAGGTCAATATACATTCGTAAATGTATATTGTAACTAGCTGCACTTTGTTTTTTTGAGTCGTTTGTTTTGTAACATCCGTTTGGAGATTCTTTGGGAGCAAGCTTAACAAAAAATGTTCATTCACTAAGTGTTCTAATTTGTCATAAAAGTGAACAAGATATAATTGTTTGTAATAATCTAATTTTTCTATAATAGATTCAAAATCATTTTTGGTTATATCGAATCGTAGAAATGCACAAATACAATCATAAGATAATGGAAATGATGATGCATATTTAAACCCTTCAACATTATTATTTTTTATACTATTATCAATTAATGGTATTAATTCAGAGATAATATATGTAACCGTCTTATATGATGTACATTGATTTTCAAAAATAGACAAATACAAAATTAAATACACATGGTATGAATTTTGTTTGTTTTTTATAAAATTTAAAAATTTTGTAAGTAAATTCACATTCACTATGTTATAGTTTGTATTTAATACATTATAATGCATTAAATCATGATGAATATAAGCAAAAGGCAATAAAATCCCATCATGTGTTATCACTTCCTTGTTTTCCAATCCAACAAAAAATACACCTTTTGTAAACGCTGTGAGAATTGTTTCTAGGCTGGAAGCATGCAATCGGATGAAATATTTTTTATCTGTAAATAATATTTCGTATTTATTTTTTTCTTTGATATATTTTTGGATTCTTGAAACAGAATCAGGTACGGTATCTATTTCTGTTTTGAATAAAAATTCAGTAGCTTTTTGTTGAGAATTTTTTATATTCTTATTAAAAATAATTGCTTTAATGGCTTCCATTTTTTCTAAGTAGTAAGGATTGTTCATCATGTACTTTTGAAATAGCATGGCGAGAAAAAAGCAGATGGTGTTGTTTTTGGTGCGAAAATCGTCGAAATTATGCTTTTGTACATCATTCATGAAAGTAATGTATTCTGTTTGCATGGTTGCCTTTTCATCTTCCGAAAAGATATATTCTTCACTGTTATCTTGTTTCCTCTCTTTAAAATCGTAGAAGGACTTTTTCAACGCTTTCAGGAGAAATTCCTCTGCTTCTGTCTTGTCAATCCTTGGGTTGGTATCGACGCCGGCAGCCACCAACAAATTTTCCTTGTAGTTCGGATTGGGGGGTCTTTGTATGCCTCCATGTTGATGTTTTCTTCCACTAACTAGTTTATGTTTTCTTTCATTGGTTTTTCTTTTGGTTTTACTTTTGGTTTTTCGTAGTTTATTCATTTTATTATATTATTATTTTACTTTCTTCTCTAGAATATAATCTTTCGCCTATAATCAAACCGGTTTGGTTCATCGTGGAAACAATAATTTGTCAATCGTGGTGCGAACACAAAACATACGATGCAACACAATGCCCAACAAAAACAAACCCAACAACGTCCAACCATAATTCCATGAAAAAAACCAGGCAAACCCCCATGCCGCCAATACCGTCATCAACACATCCGCCATCGCAATGTTCGCCACACGCCACGAATGCACCCCTTGACCTTCAACACCCAATGCATGACGATAAGGACACAAACTCATACATGTTCTATACATTTTTTTACGGCATCACCAACTTGCGTTTGCCGTCCTGCCATTCCCATCGCGCCACTACCTCCGGATTCACTCCATGAATGGTCTCGTGCCTGAAAATACGTTTTTCCTTGTCTGTATAGTACGGAATACCATCAATGTCCACGATTTCCAACTCCACCTTTCTCGTCTTGTTGTCACTGCTTTCCATTCAAATTATATAAAACCCATACCCACTCCCTTTTCATTCAATTTTATTATCATACTCGCTATCATACTCCCTATGTATCTGTTTGTCATACATTTCTCGAAAACTATCAAGAAACATCTTGAAACACGCCTTACAGAGGGGGGTTGATTTCCAATGAAAAACAATGTATGAAGAATGTGTAAGCTTGTACTACCCCTATCAAGAAACATCTCGAAAAACGCCTTACAGAGGGGGTTTGATTTCCAATGAAAAACAATGTAAACGCATCTCGCCAAACTTTCCAGAATGACCACCGCCGTCAAAACTTTGTTTCCTCTCTTTTACGGAAAAGATATCGAACCCCATGAATGGCAACCCTACATGTGGAACGGATTATCGAAAAACCTAGCAAAACCTAATACAACACCCCCTGTAGGGTCTTTTATAAACGAAGTAAAAAACGAAGTAAGAAATGCGGAAAAACCTAATACAACACCCCCTGTAGGGTCTTTTATAAACGAAGTAAGAAACGGAGTAAGAAATGCGGAAAAACCTAATATAACACCCCCTGTAGGGTCTTTTATAAACGAAGTAAGAAACAGAGTAAGAAATGCGGAAAAACCTAATACAACACCCCCTGTAGGGTCTTTTATAAACGAAGTAAGAAACAGAGTAAGAAATGCGGAAAAACCTAATACAACACCCCCTGTAGGGTCTTTTATAAATGAAGTAAGAAACGGAGTAAGAAACGAAGTAAGAAACGGAGTAAAAAACGTTTTGCACAGGATATCCCCATTGGGTTTCCTATCAGAGCGTCCATTTCGCACCATCAATGAGGAGATGGACGAGCAATGGAAGATTGCGAATCATTACGAGGGGAGTTCTGTGAAAAGAAAGGCATGGAAGGGGGGTCGTCATCGTGTGTTTCAGGTGGATGTGGAAGAAATCATGACGGATTTGTTGTCGGTGGATGTGTCTCGGTACCGGGAAAAGCGGCCTTCATGTTTTGGTGAGATTACGTTTCATTTGGCGGTGTGCATTGCTTATGCGGATTACTATCAAATCTGTTTGTATGTTTTGAATCCTTTTAAAAAGACGTATGTGGTGTTTGGTGACAAGGAAAAAACCAAAGTGGTATTGGAGTATGACGTGGGGACAAATTTGTTTTCTTTGATGGAAGATGGATTGCCTACCGATATTTCTTCTTGGTTGGAAATGGAGGATTATCGTCGACCCCTGAAGGCGTTGACGCATTACAAAAAGGAGGAGTTGGAAATGTGGGTGAACCGCTTGTTGCCGGTGGGGAGTGTGCGTAAAAATTATAGTAAACAAGAGATGCACAAGATGTTGCAACATTATTGTTGGGGTGTGGGTTCGTTGGAAGCAGGACCGACACAGACTTTGAATCTTATTTGAAAACCGTTTTCATACAGAAACGGTTTTCAAATCATTTGCTTTTTTGTTCTTTTCTTTCTTCTTTTTCTAAGTTTTCTTGTTTTTCTAAGTTTTCTTGTTTTTCTAAGTTTTCTTGTTTTTCCTCCTTGCAACCGATTTGCAACCGGCTTTTCTGGAAATCGTACGCCTGTTGGAAACTTGTCTGTTGTTGGAAACTTGTCTGTTGTTGGAACGTTGGCAGGTCGGACTGATTTTTGGCTGGTGGAGGTAGAGTCTTTGTCGAGATGTTTGATGATACTTTTGATGACATATTTTTTCTGTTGTTCTTCGAATTCTTTGTTGGATTTGGAAATACTGGCTCTGTTCAGGTCTTCCAAGAGGGGTCCCATGGTTTCTTTCAACAATTGGCAGTTTTTACTTTCGACCGTTTCTTGGTCCAATTCTTTGTCATAGGCGTTGATACTGATATGAACAATATACTCGTTTCGGTTGGTGGAAACGGGTTTCGGCGCATTTTTTTGATTCGGAAGAACGAAATTGGAATATTCTTCCCGGATACCCGTATAAATATTCAACCAATTTTTGTTTTTTTGTGTCATCGTCGCATTGATATCTTTCATGTTGTAAATAACAGCTGCATTGAGAGATTTCCCATTGTTTGGCATCTTGTTATCACCCATCTTTGGCATATTATTATCACCCATCTTTGGCATATTGTTATCACCCATCTTTGGCATATTGTTATTGTCCATGGTTTGCGCTTTGTCAATGGAAATATCTTCGAGAATATTGTAATTGTACCAAATGGCGTATTCAGATAATTCATTGTTATCTCCGGTCATGAAACCGAATATCATGGCATTTAGTTTGTCATTTGTACATTCGGACCCACCCAAGTCTTGAATGAATTTGTTGTATTGCGTGTTGTAAAAATTGCGAAGAGGTTCCAATTCCGGGATTTCACTCGAACTGCTCAAAATACTAGAGTAGTTTTCGTCGTTGACTGAAGTGGCTTTGTAGAGAGGAGGCAACCTTTGTTTTTGCAACGATTGTTTGAATTCGATTAAGAAGGTGTATTTCGCAAACAATTTCATAATTTGTTTCACTTTTTCCACACTGTCATTGGAAAGGTAACCGTACCCTCTCTCGTTTTTCAAGTACCGTTTCAATTGGTCGGGGAGTTGACGTTTCCAATAAATTTCAGCCAGCGTTATTTCATTGGTGGTGTCGTAGTTGCTGATTTGGTCCATGGAATCTCGAATAGGCATCTCATTCTTCTTTGTTTTAAAAGATTGTTTGATGTCTATGTATTCTGGTAATTCGATAATGGGTTTGAAAAATATTTTGAATTTTGAGATGTTAGCGTCATAATCCTTTTTGTTTTTGTCATCTACTTTTTCGCTGTTCGTTTCCAATTCGAATTCCTTTTCAGCTATAATATAATAGAGTTTGCTGTATTGAATAAATTTTACAAAATCACTGTAACCACTGATGTCATTGTTATCGATTCGTTGAATGAATCGGAATACATTTTCCAGAATGCTTCGTACATAATTCAACAATTCGGCGCGAATACGTTCCGCCGCCTTTTCTATTTTGGAAACACGAATACCTTGTTTTGTTGAAAATACAATATTCCCAGAGGTTTCGTCCTTTTTCATTTCAATTCTGTCTGTCAACAAATTTTTCTTTTGCAAATCAATTCCACTCAAAATATACTGGTAGACCGCTTTCAGAAAATCACGGTACACTGGATGATTGTAAATGTCGTTTTTCCAAATCACCTCGGTTATCGTATAGATTTGTTGACCCTTTCGTAAATACGAAAATTGCTTCTTGTTACTGCCAAACGAAAAGAAACGTGCATACCAAGGCTTTTCCTTCTTGTCACCTGTTACAGCTTTGTCACCTGTTATAGCCTTGTCAACCGTAACAGCCTTGTCACCCATCATAGCTTTGTCACCTGTTATAGCCTTGTTACCCGTTACAGGCTCCACTTTACCTCCTGTAAGGTATTTGCCTCCTTTTTTGACAGTTGTTTCATTTTTGACAGTTGTTTCATCTTGGACAGCAACCCGTTTGGTAAAGGGGTTGTGTTTGATTTCGGTAAAGGAGTGATGATTGTTACTGATTTTGTCACAAGAGAAGCGAATGTTGCCTTCGGATGGATAACCAGTAGGAAACAAGAAAAAGAGGGTTTGGTAAATGTTGTTGCGCAAGACTTCGTCGTCTGCTTTTTGTTTGTCGCCTCTTGTTTCCCCGCCTAAAATGAGTTTGGGAAATTCATTGCTGTCGAAAAAATAAGGCAACACTTCTGCATACGTGAGATTCAACAACATATTGTAATTGTAACTTTTGTAACGATGAAAAAAAGGGCGTTTCGATGTATTGAAACGAATGCGTGACAACGCCTCGGACTTTTCTCGTTCCGGCAAGTACAAGGAATCGAAAGTGAAATCCACCGGTGCACCTCCACCTATATCGATTTTCATAAACAAAATATTGTTGTTTTCTTGTGTCGACATGTTTTCGTTTTTATTACCCCTCTTATATTACCTCAAGACAAGATACCACGACATGGCAATTACGTGGGCGGTTTGTTGACTCCCATATGATTATGATTGTTGACCCCTACATCTTGATGACCCTCCTGTAAGGCTTTTTTCTCTTCGTCGGCAAGCTGGTGATGGTATTGTACAAACGAATCCGACAAAATACAATATTCACTGTCTTCATTGAACAAAAAGTCAAAACACAAAATAAACACTGCAGTGAAAAAAAGTGCAATATACAAGTCACGAGTACCAACCCAACACGTCGCAAACACCAAAATATTACGGCTAATTGACTCCTTCATAAAACGTTCCATGGATTTGCTCAAACGAAATGGCACGAATTTTGTCGACACATTCAACAATACGACCATCATTCCTGCAAACACCTTGCTATCATTCATATACTTCAACTTGCCATGTGTGTGGTCCCACATATGCAGAAAACGACCGATACGCGTCGTCAAATCACGCTTGGGTGGCTTGTATGGCACATGTATTCCACCTCCTACAAAAGGTGGACCATGTGGTATACCACTCCCCAAATTACCTCCTTTCATTACAGGTGGTGATGCTTTTTTCATAACAGGGAGTGATGGTTTGAGACGTCGACTTTGTCTGTGTCCAGTTGATTTCATAAGAATACAAATGTCCCGTTGTCATACTATGATATTTTTTTCCCACAAAGCATAAAACGAATCCTTACACCCTCTGTAAGGATTTTCAAAACATTGTTATGGAAAACAACTACATCACCCTCTTGCTTCTTTCCTCTGTTTCCTCGAAACTATGGGACTTTGTCAGTCTGGTGCTCATGACCCTCTTCCATATGCTGGTGTGGGAAACAAGAACCTACCACTCTGCCAATTCGGCCACCACCTCGGTGAGCGAAGCCATACTCGAACAAGTCGCTCATACCTATTCTGTGTGCACAGGCGCCCGCGTCTTTCACAACGATGTCCTCCTCCCTACAGGGTATGTGGTAGGCTCCTGTGACAAAGGTATGTATTTGGTCTGCATCTCTTTGCAAGAAGACAAGCATTCTTTGGCGGCCCTTCGTTGTCATATGGGCAAAACTTCGCCGCATTATGTTCAGCTTCAAGTGATTGGGTGGTGGTCCGTACGTAGTTTGGTGCCTTGTTCTACGGACATTGTATACAAACAGGGTGAATACCGGATTGTTTCCCAACAGGCAGGGATGTATACCAAGACATGGGACGATTGGGACGCCAAACAGTATCACTTGAACTGTGCACGAGGGGCACGACATATTCAAAACCTGGTGAGCAAACGCAAAACGGGTGTTTTTTTCCTGTTTGGTGAGCCAGGGTTGGGCAAGACGACGACGGCGCGGTACTTGGCGAAAACGTGGGACGCCTGGTTGTGCCTCGATTTCGAAGAATTGTACAATGCTCGGTGTCATCCTGTTACGGAAATCATACAGATGCAGCAATATTTGCAGCCATCGAGTGAACGACCTCTTGTCATTGTCCTCGACGAATTGGACGAGTATTTGTTTCGACGCAAAAACGAAGAAAGTGACGAGGTCGAGTGTACACCGGAAACCAAAGATGCCGTGGTATTTCGTTCCAACAATATGAAAAAGAACTGGGGGCGGCTTCTTGATACGGTTCATCAATCGCACAACATTGTCCTGTTGTGTACATCGAACCGACACAAATCATTTTTTGATACATTTGATAATGCCTTGTTGCGTCCCTTTCGTATCACCGCCTGTCTACACTATGTAAAAGATTCCGTGGTGGTGGAAAACATCACACCATCAACACAAAAAAAAAGTTTGAAACAATGTTAGAAAATAAAAAAATATTAGAAAATAAAATACCATACCTTCCATACATCCTCCTGTAAGGTTTTTTTGAAACAGTGTAAAGAGATGTATGTATCATTCCATTATGGAAATAGATTTATTTTTGAATTTGGAAATCGCGGAAGAGTGTTTGCAGTATGAAACGGATGAACAATACCAAGACGTATTTCGTCGTTTTTTTCGAATTGAGTCAGAATCGGACGATTATGATGAAGAATGTGTATACGAAGGGATGTCGTGTATTTTAGGGAAAACATTAGAGAGTGAAGCATGGAGGCAATTGTATGTCAAGGCGGCGGGACAATTCCTATCCGAGGACCCGGAGTTGGGATTGCCTGTATTATTGTCGTTTACATACTTTGCCAAGTTTTTTCAACTGTTTCGACATTCTTTAGAAAAGGGGGAAGATGAAGTATTCGAAGAACAATTGCAAACTTTGATGACTCAACTCTAAGATTTGTAAACTAATCTTGATGTCGAAAAATCCTTTACAAAATAATTATCCATGTATAAAATATATCATAGCAACGCCATGAAATATTTTGGAAACGTATCAAAAATTGTCAAAAACAAGGGAATCTTGTTTCTCTTTGTGTTTTTTGCCCTTGTCATCACCACCTTTGCCTTTTTCAAACTGCGTCCCGCTCGTGAAGGCCTTACCAACAAGAAAGACGACAAAGAAGACAAAGAAGGTCTGGTCGAGGACAAAAAAGAAGACAAGAAAGGAGGCAAGGAGAATTTCAAAGAGGGTTCTACTGGCAGACACACAACAACACCAACCAAAAAATAAAATCAAGGCATCAACAAAATCGTCTTGACATCCGCATCATTCCGCCTCTTGGCGGCACGATGTTCGTATCCTTCGGTGCGTTCCCGCTCAATAGTACGCCATACCTCTGTAATACGTGGCAAAGCGGCGGCAAACCAGTCTGCATTACGTGGCACCACCACACAGGAAAATTCTTCCAGGTACCAAAACAAGGGCCCCACAAAACGATGGGAATGCCGCAGTTGTTTCTGGAATTTTTCACGCCACGATTCCACCTGACGCCATTCACAAGTAGTTGACCAGCGCAAAGGCATGTATTCGTAATGGTTCTGCAACGGGTCCAACAGGGAGACGAAATGAAACAAGACACCTGCATAATCATAGTCATCCCGTTTTGCATAAAAGGTGTCGAACGTGTCGAATTCCTTGATACTCGTTTCCACGAAATCACACAAATCCAAACCACAGACCTCCATCTGCACCTGCATCTGTATCCAATAATCGTCCAACGGCTCCCCCGTGATTTCACGCGACACCACATTCTTGATTTCCACCATGCGACCAAACCGCTCTCCATTCCTCACATCCACATTGATTCCATCCGGCGAAGCCCCCACAAACGGCAAAGAACGATGCCGCAAACATCCATACTCCTTCACCTTTGTATGATACAACGCCTCATACAACATTCTCGTCACCGGCTCGTACTTGACTCCCCAATGACGCGAATCGTAAATCGACAATGGCGGACCCGCATCCTGACGCCCTCGACACTTTTCATAAATCACCTCGTTGCATTTCGAAGGCGACGAAAACAAATGGGACACCGCCGTCGCCGTCAACAAATCATTGCGCATTGCATACCACTCCACACTCCTCTGCTCATGCATCGAATGAAGTTCACCATCCAACAAACTCAACGTCGCACCAATCTCTTCCGGCGTCTGCAACCAACCCACTGCCTCCTTCTTCCAAACACCCAACGACGACCTCCATGGCATAATACTTCGTGGAACCACAAACCGCACCTGTAAGGCCTCCTCCAAACAGGTTTCTACCTGGTCATACCAGTCATCCGTCGCCTTTTCCTCCAAAGTCACTTCCAACAAAGTAACAATGTTCTGTACCGCCAATTCCAAAAACGACGCCTTGAAATACAACACAAACGCATCGTCCAAAAATTCATCCACTACATATTCTACCAAACTTGAAAATTCATTCGTACTCTCTTTCATACACACTTTGTACTCTACAATGAAGACGTCTCTAAGCTTGCGACATCTAAGCTTGCGACATCTAAGCTTGCGACATCTAAGCTTGCGACATCTAAGCTTGCGACATCTAAGCTTGCGACATCTAAGCTTTTCATATCCAAACTAGCGACATCTAATCTTGCGACATCTAAGCTTTTCATATCCAAACTAGCGACATCCAAACTAGATGCTTGTAAGCTTTTCATATCCAAACTAGCTGACTGTAAGCTTTTATCATCACGGTTGGATTCGGTTTTGCGACGTGGGGCCAATGATTTGAGTGTCGACACACGTTTTACGTCCATAATACGCAAAGTAAAATTTCGATGTGTTGGATGCATAAACAACGAAGGGATGTTTTTGATTTCCTGTGTGTCACGGTCATACACAATGTCTTTTGATTTGCACAGACGCATGGTATCAAGACACTGAGAAAAAAAGGATTTCAAGGCTTTGATATCTTGTATAGACAAGTTGTTTTGATGGCCATACTTGTCCGCATAGGTATTTAATTTACGCAATTTCATCATTTTGTCAATTTTGTTCCATGAATCCAATTTGTTCGTCTGCTTCTCCTTTTCCAACATTTCATGCACCTTGTCAACCTCTTCTGTTGAAGTGGATGCCGTTAAAGAACCACTTGCAATCAATAGACTTTTCTTGTTCATCGTTTTTCGGATAGGATAACCTTATTACACCGCATTCTTTTGTATTCTTTTGTAGATTTTTTTCATAAATATGTTCCATATCTTGTTTTGCTTGTGAAAAATGTTCCGGTGTATTATATAATTACTCAGTAGAACAATGAAATTTATGAAATTCTTCGATTGGGTAGAATCCTTTTCCATCCCCGAAATGTTTATGATTTTCCTCTTTCTACTCTTTGTCATTCTACCCTTTCAACCCAGCCTCGCCATCGCCCGCTTTTTCGATTCCTCTTTAGGCATGGCCTCCTTGTTCTTTATTACACTCCTCCTCTTTGTCCTCTTCCACCCCGTCGTCGGCATCGTCTATATTTTCGTTGCATACGAAATCCTACGACGCTCCTCCCTCAAAACACAAAACATTCCCATCCTACAGATGCCCTCTTCCTCCAAAAATAAACTAAACCCCACACAAATTGGCACACAATCCTCCAACAAAGCCCTCCAACAAATGCGCCCCACCACATCCCATCTCACCACCAACACCGCATCCAATACCCTTCCACATAACGACCTACTCAAACCTCATACCACCTCACCACTAAACGGTAGCTCGACCATTCGCGAAGGAGGCGTCCTCGCAGGCAACCAAGCCACACGCGATATCCAAATGGCCGAACTCAACCCCACCAAAGCCAGCACCTTGGAGGAAGAACAAATCATGCAATTTGGACCCCTCACCGGCAAAGGCAATCTCACCTTTGATGCACCCACCTTCAAACCCGTCAACGCCTCCAAAATACCCGCCGCCAAATTCATGTAATTACAAACAAACATATCAAACTGGAAACCAACTTGATATGTCGTCAAAAGGATTCCATCTCCTCAAACGCATCACGCTTTCGTAACCAAACATCCAACTCAGTAAACCCACCCAGAAAAACTCCGTCGTAAAATATCATCGGAAACGTACGATACACACGACCACACCAGATTCCCATCTCATTCAAAAATATTTCCTTGTCCTTCAAAAAATCATCGCATTTTACATATTTTACACCATACTCCCCCTGTAAGGCATTCTTGGCACGCACACAATAGGGACACGACTCTTTCGTATACACCGTGAAACCCAACGGCACCGGCTCAGGAATCTTTCCAACAATTTCAGAGTCCGTCATTACAATACACTCACAAAACAACTTTATCCTGTATTCTATCCAACACACAATCCACACCTGTAGGACCTCTTTCAAACCGTTTTGGGAAACTCCTTACAGAAAAGTTATGAAAAAAATAAATTGGAAACACAATCCACACCTGTAGGACCTCTTTCAAACCGTTTTAGGACAAGGAAGACAAGACAAAGCCAGCATAGTCTTCCATACCTGAGTGCGTCAGGGGAATGGCAACATGCATATATACTTTACCACCACCTTTCCGCCATCGATGACAAAACATCCAATCTTCACTATAATAATGTCCGTCTACGACACCACAATCAAACAAGGCAAATGCTTGTTTCCCTTCTTCCTCTGTGAGAAATCCAACATCGTCTTTGTATTTCGTTTCTGGATAGGCTTCCTGCATCTGTTGGATGGCTTCACGACATACCAATAGGAATCCGGTGGGCAAATGAAGGACTTCGACAGTGGAGTCCACTACATCCATAGTGGGTTGCAAATAATTCACATTGTATTTGACCAAATTATGACGAACGTATTCTTGTGGACTGGTCATGTTCTTGACCAGACTGGATTCATGACGTAGCAACAAAGTCTTGACTGGATTGGAATTGACTTGGTCTTGCATCAAGGCGTCCCATGTATATTTTTTCTGGGGGTAGACACCACCTACAAATCCACGGTTGGACATCATGAGCTGGAGGATGCTGACAGGGCTCCAATGGATATCAGCGTCGATAAAGAGGACGTGGGTCATGGCAGGGTCGCTCATCGCTTTGGCTAACAAATTATTGCGGGCACGGGGCACCAAACTGTCGTTTTTACAGAATTCAATGACATAGGGCAGGCCGATTTTTTCCAAAAGACGCGATGTATTCAAAATATCGGCGACATAATTGACATGGGTTTGACAACCGTAACAGGGGGTCAATATCCATAGTTTGGGAGGACGTGGACAGGATTGGACCCATTGGTTCCAGGCATCGTTTAGTTGCAAAGGCAAGGGAGGCGGGACCACATGTTCCGACATTTTCTGTAAAGGGGTTTTCTCTACGTTTGTAAGCTCTTTTTTTGCGTTGAAGTCGTCTACGATAGAATCGGCCTTCTTTGCAAACAATGAATCTGGTATTAACCATCGTATGTGTACTCGTGCTCCTGCTTGTCGTATTGAATGTCATGGAAGAAAACAAAATTGGGTCCATTCTGGAAATCTACGAATACGATTACCACAACCATTTCGAACTTCAACGCATCGTTTGCAAAAAACAACCCGTCTTGTTTCAACTCCAGGGCATTGTCCTCGCCGATTCCCACCAACTTCATACCCTCTCCTTGGAATCCTACCAGCAAAAATACGGCAAGGAAACAGTCAAAATACGCTCCCCCATCAAACCCATACCCTCACGTCTCCGGTTCGAAAAAGCCCTCGAACTCATTCGCAATGATACAGACATTGTCTACCTGTCCAACGAAAACAACGACTTTGCTCAAGACACCAGCTTCGAACAATATATCGCCTCTCTCGATGAACACCTTCAACCTAGCTTCACCCTCGGCAAAGAACGCGACGTCATCTTCGGCTCCCCCCTCGCCTGTACCCCCCTTCAATACCATATCGCCCACTCTTCCTACTTATACGTAGCACAGGGCGCCATCACTATCAAAATGACACCCTGGAAAAATACCAAATGGTTGCCACCTGGTAGTCTTCCGACATCGTCACCCACCGTCTTTGCCTCCCCCAACGCCGACCTATGGAATGACCCCGCCCTTTTGGAAAATGTGTCCTGTCTCGAATTCCCCGTGCCCTCCGGATGGGCCTTGTATATTCCACCGTATTGGTGGTATACCATACGTCTTCATGACCTGCGACCCCCCGTCCAAACCGATGCCACACCGGAATGGGACCCGTCCAAACGCACCCTCGTTGTTTCCACACAGTATACGACATGGATGAACACTTTGGTGAAATCACCACAACTCTTGCAACGCAAAGCAAGAGATTTTGGATGGTTGGATGGTATCTCACATACCCCTCCTGTAAGGCCTCTTGAAACCGCTGTACAAAATCAAATCCAGGAACCGGTTTTTGAAGAGATTGGTAACAAGGAAGAAGAAGTCGCCAAAATAATCCCCGTATGAAAAAAGAGGGAAGTTATGTATTCATCTCTTGATTAATTCTATTATCCAAACTGGTAATTTTGTTTTCCAGATGAACCAAATCTCGTTCCATCGTCGAAACAAAATTGGGTGAATTTCTGTTTCGTTTGCTGTGCAAACTTCGATAGAGAATATTTTTCTGTTCCACCAATTTGTTTCTCTCGGTAACAAGAGCCATAATTTGTGAAGAAACCAAGGAAGGGTTCTTCTTGAGGGGGTGATAATCCTTCAATGCATCCATGGGGAACCGCTCGAGTGAAGAAGGAAAAGAAACCAAGGAAGGTTTCTTATCAGAGGGAGTGTTATTCTTCAATGCATCCATGGTGAACCGCTCGAGTGCATCGTCATGCCTTTTTCGTTCCAAACCCTTTTCGCGTTTTTTTGAATTTTTAACCAGTTTATTGATTCGACATATTGCACATTTGCCTGACTGATTACTGAAGCTTCTATCTCTACGAATCGATATTTCTCTTTCCCTGTTGCAGGGTTCACAAAAAGCAGAGTCTACACAGGTTGGACAATACAAATACTTTTTGTACTTTTCACCATTTTTTTTGGGAATTGTCTCCAAACAACTCACACATTCCGGATTCAGAGTTCCTCCTTCCAAACGTTTTCTCGTTCCCCTGTGGTTCCTTTTTTGTTTCCTTTTCGTTGGCATATATTTTATTATACTACCCATTTATTATTTATTGTTATCCCTTTTTATCCTCACCTGATTTTTTCATATAAATACAGGTCCCCAATACAACCAAACAACCCGCCACAACAAACCAATAATTCTTCTTGTTCACAATCATGTCTATATAATGTAACAAACGATTATTACATTATACAAAAATATGACTCGTTCTACGCCACCGACGTCAACGGCGCCAAACAAAGCTTAATTTCACCCAAAGTCGCCACATTGTATTTCACAATGAGGGGCAAATCGTTGCCCAAATAAATTTCCAAATAGTGACACAAAGACGAACATTTGATGAAATTCGACAACGATTTCAACGAAAATTCACCCTGGATAATGGACGCCGCATCCGGCTTCGACAAAAAAGACATAGAATCCGTCGACTCCGACCGAATAATCGTACAATCCGCATACGTACCCGAACAAGAAAAAATCAAATCGTTGCCCACCGACTTGATTTCAATACGGTCTGAAATACCATTCAAATCACGAATCACCTTTTGGAAATACGACGACGTCAAATTAATCACCGTCGAATACTCCACATCCGGCACTATCAACTCCTCCGTCTCCGGCTCAATCAACCGCAATTTATGCCGGTTACATTGCCTTATCTCCTTGTTGTCATACTGCAAACCCAACTGCGAAACAATACCATCGTGGTAATCCGACTTTTCTATGTAAATCGTCAAAATATCCTCGTTCGTCATCGTCGAAATCAATTTAAAAAGCTGCTGCGTATTGGCACACACTATGATTTTGTCCGGATGACATACATATTTCTCGAATTTGTCGGCATACAATACCACATTCACCAAAATAGTATGCGTCTTCGAATCGAAATTGATGATTTTCATCCCCTCTTTCGTAAACGTAATCGTCACGTCCGTCAAAATATCCTTGATGGCCGTAATCATGTTGCGAATCGGCTGGATTTGCAAACTTTGAATCGTTAAGACGTTGTTGTCCTCGTTCATAATACCGTTGGTGAAACTGTCCTTTTTAGACCGTTTCATCAACCCTCCTTCAAACGCACAAAAAATACAAATCACACACGACGACTCTTGATACGACTGTTCACCACTGTACCCGCACCCGTCTTCACCACATTCGGCAATCCAAATACACGCACATTGTCACCAAACAACGGCATCCGTAACGTCCTCGGCACCTTGGGCAAAAAAACAGACGCACTCGTCGTCGGTGCCACTGTATAATGCAAGTCTAAACCCATCCTCTATACATTCTCTACCCACCTTTGCATTGCCCTTTATTTATCATTCTTTCATATCATATCAACCATCTTCACGCAAACACCAAACTACCCTCTCTTATATACCCCACCAAATCACCCGGCTCTTCCTCAGACACATACGCATACACACTACAACCCTCCGAACCACCCTTGGTCACAAAATAATTTGTACCCTCTATCTCTGCCACTTCTACATTCTCATCTTCTTCTTCTACTTCTTCTACTTCTACTTCTTCTTCTTCCTCCTCTTCCACCTTTTCAAAACCACCCTGTAAGGCGTTTCGAGGACCCGTCACAAGATGTCCTACATACTCTCCCACATCCTCGTCTTCTAACTTCTCATACACATTGTCAAAATTATCCACATAATACTCCACACACTCTACCTCCATCAACGACACCTCAACCTCTCCCTCCCCTTCTACCTCCTTCCATAACCTGTCAACCCAACACCCTACAGGATGTTTAGTATTATCCACCACCACCTCTTCTTCTTCTACCACTTCTTGGACTTCTTGGACTTCTTCTTCTACCAGTTCTTGGAGTTCTTGGACTTCTTCAACTTCTTCAACTTCTTGGACTTCTTGAAACACCTTTTGTTCGAGTACAATGACTTCGTCGACGATAGAATTGTCTTGTAAGGTTTCAGAAGACAAATTGACAATGGGTTTGGGGCATACGTAAATATCTTTTTCGGTTTTCACAAACACATTCTGTAGGGATTGGTAAACAGGGTTAGGGTTAGTGTTAGAAGCTGCTTTGGGAAAGCTGTCTGAAACGCGTGCTGACGAGGCAGGTATAAATTTCACTTGTTGCTTTTCATGAATGCCAGCTTTTTCTTCAAGCGAGGTCACCAACACATTGCGAAGACGACTGTTTTCGACACGAAGTTGTTCCAATTCTTGATGAAGCTGTTGCACCACAGGTAGTGACATCAGACTATGGTAGTTGGCATAAATATCGTCGTGTGGCATACGAAGCATCATGTTGTTTACGATAGATACTCGACATGTTTTCAAATCAATTTTTTCGAGAGAGGAAAACCAAAGGAAATAAATATAGCGCGAATCCTATAAGAATGAACATATTGTTGTGGATAAGTTTCCTTCAAATGGCTATATCTTCACGAGTGACAAACACAAAGTTGCCACCAGTACATTTTGAAAAGGTCATGGTTCACAATGCAAACATTCATTACGAGTATTATTCGACAAATCCTCCTCATAAAAAGGAGGATGTGGAAAAACGTCCTTTGTTGTTGTTTGTACATGGTGGGGGATGGAAGGCGGGTAATTCACGAATGCATTACCAAGTACCTTTTTTGGCTTATTTATTAAAGAACAATGTGGACGTGATATCGTGTAATTATCGAAAAAACGAGTGGCCGAATCCGTTGGTGGATGTGGTAGCGACGTTTCGGCATGTGCAGGACCAGTTTCCGAACCGTCGGTTGGTATTTTGCGGGTCGTCAGCGGGGGGTCATTTGTCTATTTTAGGCTACTTTTACAACCGTTTCACACAAGAAGAATCCAAAAATCACAAGATGTTGTTGTTTTATCCTGCCATTGATGTTCTCAATCAAATGAAATCGAGACAGCCCTTGTTTTTCAATGACCGTACTCTGTTGGGTCAACCGAATCCGCCCTATACATTGTTGAATCGGTTTTTCGAAACGTTTGTCTTGCAAAAAGCCGCTTCCCATGAATCATACCCCTTCGTTTCGCCCTTGCAACTTTTTTCTGACACGGACGCAATTTCATGGAAAGAGTGGCCAACGACCTTTGTGGCCCATGGACGCACAGATGCCATCACCATGTTCGAAGCCAGTGAATACTTTGTAGAAGAACTCAACAGACGAAGTGAAAAAAAACACACTTTACTTCCTGTAAAGGGGTCGCATAATTTCGACATACCAGATTGCCCACAAACAAAAGAAGTATACGAAACCATGCTCACATGGATTCATAACTAAATTGTCTTTTTTGTTACAAGAAAAAAAACAATTTCATTCAACGTGTAAAGCTGTTTGACAACATCACGGCAGAACCCGCTTCCCACGGAGAAGTCAAAAAAGGCGTCGTGGCAACAGGAGCAGAAACATAATTCACTGAAGACTCTGTTACCGCAGTGGTAGAAACAGAAGGGGTGGGTACAGAAGTAGTAGAAACAGAGTGATTAGGTATTGCAATAATACCCGTTACGACGTGTTGAATCAGTGAGTAGGTAAGGAAGACGACAAAGAAAAAGGAAATGAAATTTTTGAGGAAATTGGCAATGTCGAGTTTTTCAATGGGAGCGAAATAGACACTGTGGTCTTCCCAGTTTTTAATAAAAGGAAACACCAACAGAAAATACAATCCAGGCAACAATAAATCACCCACCAAGGACTTGATGAAATCCCAGGCAGAATAAGCAATCACCACCGCCGCCGTCGTCGACACTATCCCATTCGATACAATGAAATTGTAAAATGCTTCCTTGTCAAAAAAATTGGTAAACCCACTCAACCATAAAGACATCTTTCTTTGAAACTATATTTTATTTTATCCAATAACAAAATCAAACCCCCTGTAAGGCATTCTCAAGCGGGGTCAAACACAACCTTACAGGGGATATATGTAATAAATAAATAAAACAAACCCTCCTGTAAGGCATTCTCAAGCGGGGTCAAACACAACCTTACAGGGGTTATATGTAATAAAACAAACCCTCCTGTAAGGCATTCTCAAGCGGGGTCAAACACAACCTTACAGGGGATATATGTAATAAAACAAACCCTCCTGTAAGGCATTCTCAAGCGGGGTCAAACACAACCTTACAGGGGGTTATATGAAATAAAACAAACCCTCCTGTAAGGCATTCTCAAGCGGGGTCAAACACAACCTTACAGGGGGTTATATGAAATAAAACAAATTTTTTTGGAAGGGTTAGTTTGGTTTTGTGTCATGGTTAACGAAGGTGTTAAAAAAGAATCACTAGCAATAATAAGCGTGGATGGAAATATCATTGGCCAGTCTTTTTTATTTGGCATTTCGTATTCTGCCGTTTATTTTGGTAGTGTACTATGTCATTTCTAGCATGATTTACCAACAAATGGATGCCCTTATATTTTTGGCGGGGTTATTGATTACGAGTATACTTGCTTTGATGGTGGGTTTATTTGAAACATTCAAAACGTCTGCCAGAGTGGGCAATGACAAAACGATATGTTATTCCCTTTCGTTTGGTAAAAAAGAGATGATTTCGTCGTTGCCGTTGAGTGTAGTGATTTACAGTTATGCGTTGTCATACTTAGGGATTCCTATTTTGCATTACCATCGCAACCAATCCAATTTGCCTTTTTTGATTTTCTTTCCGATTGTGTTATTTCTGGACATGTTGTGGCTGTATTTACTCGGGTGTTCCTCAGTTCTCAATATCTTTACAGCAGGGTTGGTGGGTATGACGGGGGGTCTTTCTTGGTCGGAAATAGTGTACCAATCGAGTTTTCGCAACAAGCAAATAGACAGTATTCTGACCAACGATGACACTTGCCAGATGTCGTCTACCAAGGGTTTCACTTGTGTCCAACGAACGCAAATTGCTGCGGACAAGGCGCAAACGGTGCAAGAAATGGAGTCCAATATTTTGTTGAATTCGTATCAATATTTGTCGAAAATGTTTTCGGAGGACGCGGCGGCGGCCAATAGTATGTTGAAGCAGACGTATACGGATGCTAGCAATGGGGTAGGTTTCATGACGCAAATCAGTTTGTCGGGAGACGGTGGTGTTTTGGGAAACAATTATTCAGTGTACCCAGGTATCAATATCAAGGGAACGGTATACGAAACATTGGAAAATGTGACATCGGTACAATCGTGTCAGAACAAATGTGACAGGGACACAAAATGCACGAGTTTTGTACATAATACGAGAACCGGAACGTGTACACTGAACAATGGTTTGCCGGAAAATACGAATAGCAATATTACGACGGATTTGAGTTGTTCTTTGTACTTGAAGAATTCGTCTGCTTTTTTCTCGTTGCCTGGGACGGCGGTAAAGACGGCCACTCCGTTTGGTAACGGGGTAACCAAAAGCAGTATGGATTGTGCCAGTAAATGCTTACAGTCCGACCGTTGTCAAGGTTTCATGTATGGTACACAGACGGGAAGTTGTTCTGTATATGATGCGGCTTCTCTTTTGAAATCGGACGCAAATGGAATCCGTACGCTAAACATGTCCAATTTGATGTCTGATGCGGCATCGGAAGTACAAGTCAAGCACATTGCTGCTTCTGTGGGGCAAAATGCATTGGATACTACGTACAAGACATTGGAACCTGTTAGGGGGGTGTCGAAATGTATGGAGGCTTGTTTTACGGACCCACAATGTGTTGGATTTTCGTACAATTCGTATGACCCCAAGAAGCAGGCGTGTTATTTAAAAGGAAAGATGACCAAATCGCAGGCCAATACTAATTATGTTTCCTACCAGGCGAATCCTGGTTTCATATGTCATTATGGAGTCCAGTATGGAGAAATTTACAATACGTTGGCGGTGGACCCGATGGCGGCATCGGATGCTTGCAATGCGGATGCCACTTGTGTAGGTTTTCAATATGATGCCTCCAAATCCATGGCGTATTTGTTGCGTAGCAATTCGTTGTTTTCGACGCCCATAATGAATGACAAAATAACAACATGGATGAAGAAAGACGTGGATGCAGCGGCCTTGCAAAAATTCAATGAATTGTCTCAAACATCGATTGTGGGCGCACCGGTGGACAATCATGCACAATATGTAGGCACCACAGAGAAAAACTGTGCCGTAGCCTGTCTAGGAAATCCACAATGTGTCGGTTTCGTCTTTGACTCGGCAACAAACAAATGTGTTTTGCAAAAAAAATTGTTTGGACAAGATGTTACCGTAACCAAGGAAGTACCAACCATGACTACATATATTGAACAGCCACCTGGATTCAAGACATTCTTCAATGCCGTGATTGAAAAAAACGAACAAACCAGCAAATCACAAGACAATACGACTCCCCTTTCCTGTGGGAATTTGTGTATGAATACACCCGGATGTGCTGGATTTGTTTATGATTTCGCAGGTAACAAATGCTATACGACGACGAGTTTGAATGGAATAAATGAGCAATCAGGGTTTGCCGTGTATGGAAAGATGCAATAAATAAGTGATTTTTCTGTAATATTTAATTCTTTCGATGTAAAATTATTTCCTTATTTTTGTGTAGCTTTGTAGCTACAAAAAAATATTATTATTTTCCTTGCAACCATTCTTCCATTTTTTTACTTCTATTACGTGTTTTGTTTCTTGGTATATATTCAGTTGGTACATTTTGAGGATATAAATGTCTCAATGTCATTTGATAATGATTTTGATAATGATTTTGATAATGATGGAAATGTTTTTTGTTTTTTTGTTGGTCTTTCATCCACGGTTGGTGGTCTTTCATGACCACCGCGATATTTATTTTTTCGAAACGATTTTCTTGGCATATCTATACGTTTCACTTAGAAAATAACTATGCATGATTGTCATCATCCTCTTCCAAGTAGGGAACGATGCGGATGCCACGCCAACCTTTTTTGTTGTCGTATTTGCCATATTTGCCGTCCAAGTAAGACCATAACTCATCCTTCTTACTGCATTTGCCATTTTGTGTGCGTTCCCACCAACTCTTGAAATGTGTCGACAACTTTTCCTTCTTGACCGACGCTCCTTCTTCCTCCATCAATTCCTCTGTCACAAAGGTACCAATCAAATCCTGACGCGCTTTGTATGCCTCGCTTGCCTCCATCACCATACGACAATCCTTGACAATACCCTTGGTTTGCAGTGCCTTATCCACCAACAGTGAGACAAACATTTTTTTCCACAAGGGTGTCATCCGGTTCTTGATTTCCGTTTCGGACAATTTCTTGAATTCGCTTTTGCTTGCATCCGGATTGTCGACGAACCGCGATACGTGTGATACGACACGCATACGTCGCCAAGTACCTCCATCCATCGACCGAATGTCCAAGAGTTCGTTGGTGCACATCACCAATTTGAATTGCGGGACGAACCGTGTAGGCATCGGATTGTACAATCCACGTCCCTGTATGGTGTCCGTACCAGAGGTAAGCTGTTTCAATACGCCTTCGTTTACCACATCACCTTTGCTGGATTCTTGCATGACGGCATAGCGGACCCCCTTGAGTTCTGCAATTTCGGGTGCCAATCCGCCGACTTTTTGTCGTTTTTCTGTAATGAGCGACAGAGGTACATCGCGTTTGTAATCGCCCAAAATGTCGGCCATCAATTTGGTCAAGACAGATTTGCCATTGCTGCCCTTGCCAATGTAGGTATGAAAGGTCTGGTTTTCCGTGCCGGTCAAGGCCGACGCCAAATGTTGCCACATGTATTCGCGCAACTCGGCATCCGGATAAATTTCAGACATAAAGCGATGCACATCATCGACAATGGGTTGGTGTTTGGCCGTATCCCAAAACCACCCTGTAAGGGGTTGCCAATCGGGGTTAAAAGGCAGGTAATCAATATGGGTGCACATCGACAAATAATCGTCGGGTCGTCCGGCTCGAAAGAGACCCGCCTCGAAATCGACGACACCATTGTCGAAACAAAGCAGACCTGTCCTTTCATCCAACTTGCCAACAAAGTCGGCGTCGTAAAAGAGTTGCGATGCCTCTTTCATGATGTTGGTCTTCATGTTGGTATCGCCCAACTTGGTGGAAATATCCAGGTACTTCTTTTTCAAAGCAGCACATTGTTCGGCCACTTGGTTGGTCGCACCCAATGAGTTGTCGATAGCCACAGCGTGAGGAAGCCCTACAGGGGTGGCGATGGCAATAGGGGGGGGTCCACTATCAGCAATCGCCTGTTGGTTGGCACGAGACAATTCCAACATCCGCATCTGTTTCTCCTTGTAAATGTCGCGCAGAGCCGTCAACATTTTGCGTAGACCGTAGCCATTGTCGGAAATGCGCCATCGATGCCCGGAAAATTCATACCATACATTGCCCTTGGTACATACAAAATCATTCCTGTAGAGTTTGAACAAGATTTGTGCCAAATCTTCGTGTGTCGGATTCATCGCACATTGCTCAATAAAGGCGTCCACATCACGCTTGTTGATTTCGTGGTAAGCCTCGGGAGATTCTTGCTTGCACCAATACATAATACTACGCTTCGTCAACCCACCACTGGCACCCTGACCAAAATCCCGTTCCCACTCTTCTACCAACGAACCTAGATATGACCATTGAAATCCAGTGGCTTGGGCACTGAAATCAATCCATATGGGCAACAGTCCATAGGACGTATTTCGCAAGGCCCAACAGGTGGCAATCCATTTCTCTCGCGTACCTTTGCCCAATTCGTAATACGAAGATGGCAAGGCCATGACGAACTCATGAAGGAGTTTCCATTCCATAGACGCCGTATCCAACCATTCTTGCATGACGGCGGACCATTCCTCCTTGTTTGTCACGGCCATCATCGTCTCCATGGGCATCTGTGACTTTTTCGAAGATGATTTGTTCAACAGGTCCGACGCCATCGACAAAGGATGCTTTCTCGCCGTTGTTCCACCACGGACGACCAATTCGGCATCCCTTTTCATCTGCCACTGGTTAAATACCAAGGATGCATCCCATACAGGCCTCTCCACCACACGAGCCGACAAAGTCTGAAACTGTTCCCACGAAGGCGCACCACCCCCCGTCACCGGAATAACTTGGAACTCTTCCGGCGACACTACCTTGATATGCTGCGTCAGGACATATGGTTTCTTGTCGGGTTTACGACTGCCATACATTTGCCAATTGGTAGTACCACGAGCAATGCTGGCATCCAATACATGCTCCCACTCATTGACCAAAGCGAGGTCAGACAAAGCGTCGGGCAACAAGTCCATACAACGCTCACGTACATAGGTTTGCATGGCCACCGACGACGCTACATTGACCAACAAATGCAGACCGTCTTTCAAGACTGTGCCCTCTTTGTCCAATACAGGTTCGGGCTTTTCCATGACATAGACGTCAAACCCATCGGTGGTATCCAACATTTCATACACCACCCCTGTAAGGCGTTTCACAATCGTGTCTACATGTTGTTTTGTATATTGTCTTTGAATTGGCTCCACTGCAGGGGACCAGGCGAATTTGAAATCCAAGTCGACCAACAAGGGTCCGCCTTCGCGCTGTTTTTCTGTCAAAGTCTCCACACGACCTTTGTTGACAACCTCTTGCCAATACAAACGCATCATATCTAGAAGAATGTTGTCGGGGAAATGATAAGACCCTCCTGTAATGCGTGTATGGGTAGGTTCTTGACCGGTTTGACAACGATGCTGCAACAAGTATTTTTCCCATTTGGTATTGCTTTTCAGAGGGGTCTTTTTTTCCGTCAGAAGGACATTTTCTTCCATCATGGTTGTCGTACTTGCTTGCAAACCAGACATTTTGTTTACATAGCAAATAGACAAAAGCTTTGAATCAATTTTTAGCTGATAGGTTTACAGAGGTGGGAAATGAAACGGTTTCACTTTTTTCCATGGAATTTTCAAGAAAAAAAGACCGAGCAGAATAAGAACCAAACCAACATATTTGATAGGTTCGTCGTATCGTTCCCCTAGAAGAAGAAGTGCATACAAAGATTCAATCAGTGCCGACAAACCGTCCCAACTAGTATTCACCACAATCAAAGACGAACCTTGTAAACTACGTATCAAATAATACACAATGCCAACATAGCCCGCAGTTCCCATGGCAAAATGACCATAGCCACCTTGGTTGGCGAACCATTTGAAGCCGGTGTCGCCGACGATTTCAGAAAGACAGAGGGGGACAATATCTTGCCAGGACATATAACCAAATCAGATTTTTAATAAAGGATATTATACATTCAAATATATATTTTTAAACAAACATATGGACACGGTCTGAAATCGTGTGTTCTTCGGATTGTTTTTCTAGAGGGGGTAAAACTTGTTGTTTGAGATAGCGTCGAAATACAAAGGAAGGCAACAAATTGCTGCTGGAAGTGACAACAATGTCTGGCAAAAAACCGTCGACACTTTTTTGACGTAGCTTTTCTTGTTGGACGATTTGGTTTCCGATATGGGCGACAACGTTTTTGTGGAATTCGTCGCGTTGTTGTTGGTTGGCGGGTTGCAAATTTGGGTAGATAAGAACGGCTTGTAACGTCGAAGACAAGGAAACTTTGTTTTCATAGTTGGCCATGCGACTCTCCGAGGGCATGCCAAATTGTTCCGCGACGGATTCCACTGCCAAATGCAACCCCACCAAATAATCCCAATCCATGACTACCTGATAAAATGGTATTTCCACTTCGTATCCCATATCCATCTGTTTTTCGGCAAATTTTGTAACTATGTCTGCTTTCCTCTTTTCCTCTGGCGTTTTGACACCTTCTTTTGGGTCCATGTTCAATACATATTTTTGAAGTGACGATGTATCGTAAGAGGACTCTGTATTTCCTTTGAACATTTGTTGCATTTCACCGGTTGCATCCATCACATCTTTACCCACTTTTGAAAGAGAATTGGATAGAAAATTTCCTACCCGATTCAACGTTGTTTTTCCTCCTGTGTCTAATATTTTGAAAAAATCATAAATAGGCACAAAAGTGCGGAGGGCAATAAATCTCTTGTCCGGCAATTCATGAATGTCCTTTTTCTTGATATAAGGAGAAGGAAGCAAATTTGTATCCAACTCAATCGTAAAGGATTCGTCCACATTGTCGACGACTGGCTTCAAATTGTAGACCTGACCATTGCGAAGTAAACGTGTCGTGCCTTGTACCAACGATTTGAACAAAACGGTTTGGTGGTATTTTCTGGTATTCATAATCAGTTGGTTCAAAGGCGTCTTCACATAAGTAGTCGGGTCAGTATACATGAATTCATTGCGACGGTCTGCAGGAATAGTCAGAATTCGTTGGACCGTCTCTTTGACAGATGCCGATGCTGCACCTCCTCTCTTTTTCGTTTTCCTACGAAGAACCTTTTCTTTTTTCTTTGTGAAATCCATATAGAATCAATTGATTTTCCTGCAACCAACCTAAACCCTACTTGCATAAAATCATACATGCAAGAATATGACCAATTTATTGACCTAGAAGAAGCATCCACCTACCGCAGAATACCACTGTCTAGGTCATCGTCTCTCAAAATCATCATACCTCGAACACCTTCCTCACAAATCATCTTATCTAGCACACAACCCATGGAAGAAAAAAAACCATGCTTTGAAAAGCATCATCATACAGCCACCTATTATCTATCCTCCTGTATGGCCGTTTTAACCTGTGCCTCACTCTTGATTCTGCCAGCCATGGCGTTTTGGTTGTAAACATCTTTTGTTAATCCACAAAAAAAGATGTTTATACACAGTCAAAAACTGTTTACACACAGTCAAAAACTGTTTACACACAGTCAAAAACTGTTTACACACAGTCAAAAACTGTTTACACACAGTCAAAAACTGTTTACACTGTCGAATACAATTGTGACAATTTCGACAACTTTTGCAAATATTTCATTGACGTTGCCTTGTTGGTTTCGGACATCTCGCGAATGGGTTGTCTGATTTTGTCAATTCCTTGCATGACATCCCTTGCATTTACCAAATACTGTGTATCATCATCATAATTCTTGTCAATAAAAAAAGACAAATCATTCTCCTCAATCTGTGATGCATAGGGCTCATACACCGACGAAAACCATAACTTGATAATCAATGACGGATTGGCCGAACGAATCATATCCAGAAACATTCTCGTATTCTTTACATCGCCATTGTCTGGTACAATAACAATGATTTCGTCCAAAAACTCAAACAACGTCTTGTTAAAAGCCTTTGTAATCATCGACTTGTCTGCCATATCTCTGAAATACTAAAGATTCCTTGTTTTTAAACCTTTATATCCCATTCTCATCTCTTGCTCCTTGTCCACATGGTCATACACCCAGTCTCTCCACTCTTCCGGCATCGTCACCTCACGCACCCGAAATGTTTCCTTGATTTGGTCCTTGTAATGCAACACTCGCCTCCATTCCCCCTTGAGCTCCACCTCCGGATACAACCTCAATCCAAATCGCTTCTGCATACTAGACAAAACCAACCCATACTGGTCCCGCAAATCCTCATAACACACCAACATACAATGTGGTACCAAAGTAGGCAACACGTCCAACAGGTAGGCACATTTTTGCCGCCGCAAGGCAAACACATCCCTGTAGGGCTCCATCGAACCGATACAACGGTCCTCCATCAACTCTTGTCCTAACCTCGTTTCGTCGAAATCAATGATACTGTGCCAGGAATTGGTCAAGAAGTTTTTCCACGATTTTGTCAAAGAGGGGGCAACATGATGGGGTTGATGATACAAACTGTCGAGCCAGGAAACGGCGTCACGTACAATACCGATATAGAGGGTTTCATCGGCGTTGACATAATCCGTGTCGTCATGATGACCAAAAAAATGCTTGGTTTTACGGTCGTATTCCAGACCGGCAAAATTGGACTGAATCGCATTTTGCAAAAAATGAGTGCCACTACAACGTTCCCCTAGAATACAAAATTTACGAATCGACATCCCCCTTATCCACTGTAGACATTCCATTACTTCTACCTACAACACACTATGGAAACCATCATACACCCCCTGTAGGGCCTTTCACAAACAAAGTTAAAGAGAGTTGGATAAGCTTAGCCATGCCTGTGTTGTCTACTTTGCATCCAAATGATTTGCCGTCATTGTTGCAAAACAATGTAAACATAGTGATTTTGCGTTTTACGGCGGCTTGGTGTGGTCCGTGCAAGCGGATTGAGCCAGTGATACAGAGGTGGTTGGATAGTATGCCGACCAATGTGTTGTTTTATTCGTTGGACATTGACGAAAATGTGGATATTTACTCGTATTTCAAATCGAAACGGCGTGTAAATGGGGTGCCAGCTCTCATGTGTTTTAGTCGTGGCAATATGTCCTATATTGCAGACGAGTTTGTGTCAAGTGGTGACTTGGAAGAAGTGGCACGGTTTTTTCAAAAAGCATTGGTTTTGTGGCAACGGAACCAAGATTTGGACAAGGTTGTTCAAGGTCATGTGTGAAGGTCATATTTTCTGTTTGTTTGTTTGTTTGCCTCCACTTTGTTTGGGGGGTCCAAACAAAGAAAAAGAGGGTGGCTTGGTATTTGCATTCTGAAAAGAAGGAGTTGCGGATTTGGTAGGAAAGGAAAAAAACGAGGGTGAATTGGAAGAAAAAGGTGATTTCGAAGAAAAAGGTGAATTGGAAGAAAAAGAGGAATTAGAAGAAAAAGGTGATTTAATACTGTTTGTTATGTTTCCCAATGTGGATTGGTTGGTGAGTTGCATCATGGAAGCGGCGGCGAGTACGATGCATGTCATCACGATGAGGAGTGCTTCTGTAAATTGGTACAAAGTGAGATTGGTCCAGCCGGTGAAATTAAAGTTCCATGCCCAGCTGGGTGTTTCAAACCCTTCCTGTAACAACATTGTATTTGGTGATTGATACAATAACCAAACACAATTCAAAGTTGTATTTTGTTCCATTCGGTAGGAAATAAGTCTTCCGTGGAATAGTGCGAAAAGGCAGTACCAAACCATGTGGAGGGATACATGATTCGTCCTGCTTCTGTGGACATCATACGATGCAAGTAAGCGGCCCACCAACTGAAGGTACTGTTGGCTATGACAATATGGGAAGCACAAGACATAAGCAAAAGCTCTTCCCAATCCGTCAACTGGTAGTCGAGTGCCCAGACAAACGTTGCCGACTTATTTTTTTCCAACAACCGTGGTATTCTTTCAGATTCCACCAACATACGGTCCTCTTTTTGACAAAATATCATGATTTTGCCGTGATTTTCGGCCAACAGAGTTTGCAACGCGGTTTCGTAGTACCCTACAGGGAGGATGGGGTGATGGTCAGGGTATCGAATGTAGTCCCCGATGCGGAAATGAATGGCACATACCACCCCCTGTAGGGCTTCTTGGAACCGTGTTCGAATGGCGTCTCGTTGTTCCTTTAATTGACAACATTCTGCCAAAGTTTGAAACTGGGATTGAAAATATTTCGGACTTTGAAAATACCCCTGTAAGGTGATTGACATCATCAATGGTTCGGGCAATGGAACATACTGAAAAGATGGCTCTTTGTACAAGGCTGAATGGGAAAAATAACGAAGGGTCCTGGGGTCATGTACGAGCACCAAGTGATTACGCAGGTGTCGAAACAAGGAATTCCAGTAGTCAGGGCGTCCACCTATCACTGCGGTGGGAACAAGTAGTTGTACATGATGACGTTGGGCATAGGCGAGGGCGGTCATGAGTTGAAACAATTGATTTCCCAGGCCGCCCATGAGGTATATGGAAACGACTTTGTCATGTGTTGTTGACATGGTTGTTGTATTACGGATACATATTTTTAACCTTTCCTTTCGGCAAAAATTGATACAAAAAAATCCGTTTTCACTATAGACATATCATGACAACAAATACAGACAACATTTGGACCGAAGCTCTTGTCGAAAAACGCGTGTTTCTACCAGTCAAACTAATGACAGAGAGAATGGAGGAACATTTGGAAAAACAAATCTTAAAACGATTCGCCAACAAATGCATTGAAGAAGGTTACGTGTTAGCCTCGTCCATCCGCATCAAAAATTATTCCTGTGGAAAAATCACCAGCCAGGGCGTACATATCGTCGTTCTCTTTTATTGTATGGTTTGTCATCCACCCCCCGGACTCGTATTGAGTTGCATCGTATCCGATATTACCAAAGCCGGTGTACATGCTATACTGCACCTGGCAGAAGAAAATGTCGACCCCATTTCTGTGTATGTACTTCGCGACCACGAACGTCAACACGAAATGTTTGAAAAAGTGGTCAAAGGGGACACCATACGTGTACGCTTGCTGGGCGCCCGCTTTGAATTGGATGACCCTTGTATCCAAGCAGTGGCCGAATTTTATGAATCAGGCAAGTAAATCATGTATGCGTGAAACATATATATGTCATTTGAATGTGTATGTGTCATTTGAATGTGTATGTGTCATTTGAATGTGTATGCGTCATTTGAACATGTACAATTTCTGTAGGGATTGTAGAAAAAGGCGAAAAAAATGCAAATATTCTCAAAGAGAGTAGTAGTAGTAAGTTTTTTTTTGATTGTCCTTCTTGGGTTCCTTCTTCTTTTTGTCATTCGATGGTTTTTTACGTCTAACAAAGAGGCAATGACGATGCCGTATGACCCGTCATGGATACAATCAGGAAATGATTCAACACAATTTCAAGTGGTGGAAATCGATGATTTCTTATCCGAAAAGGAATGCCAAGAACTGATTGCGCTGGCGACGAAAGATTTGCAGCCAAGTCGTGTTTACAACGAGTCGGAAGACAAGCCAGATGACCAGTATCGCATCAGTGAACAAGCGTGGATGAAACCTCATTCGAATGCTGTTGTGCAAAAAATAGATGATTTTGCTGTAAAAACGACAGGAAGACCTATACAAAATTTCGAGGAGTTGCAAGTAGTTCGGTACCAACCTGGCGGTTTTTTTAGCAAACATTATGATGCCTGTGATGGTGCCAAGGAATTTTGCCAACGTATGGATGCCAAGGGAGGACCGCGGTTGTGGTCTTTTCTCATTTATTTGAACGATGACTACAAAGGAGGCGAAACGGTTTTTCCTCATATCAACAAAACAGTGGTGCCGAAACGGGGGAAACTCATTGCGTTTCGTAATTCACACGACGATGAATCACTGATTCGAGAATCGTTTCATGGGGGTGAAACCGTCACCTCTGGCAACAAATGGATTTGTAACAAATGGGTACGCTTTCGTGAGTATTTGTGAGCGAACTTTGTAAATGGAAAAAAATGAATGAATTCATTATTTGACAAGCTGTTTTGAAATCAGATTGTGAAATACCTTACAGATATGGGATATATAATTTGTATAAATCATATTTATAACTTTTGTCCCATCAGAAAATTCTTACAGCAATTGTTGTATCAGTATTTTTTTATTCATCTATATATATATTTATTTTACATGCCAAAAAAAGAAGAAGGAGACTACTTCGAAGTAGAATTAGAAGATTTGAGAAGCCAAAAAGAAAGCTTACCGACTGAAGCAACACCCTCGGCTTTGAGAAAAAGCCAAAAAGAAAGCTTACCAACTGAGGATAGGAATTGGCGTCTCCTCCTTACATTCATACAAGAAAATGATGGAGAAAAAGTCAGACAACAAATTTTAAAAATGAACAAAAAAGAAATAGATTTACAAGACGGAAATGGTGAAACAGCTTTGATGCATGCTATAAGTTATCTTACAGGAAGTAATATAATAAAAATATTATTGGATGCGGGTGTAAATGTAAATTTAAAAGACAGCTTTGGTAAAACAGCTTTGATGCATGCTTTAGCTTTTGATACAGAAATTAATGTAATAGAATTATTATTGGATGCGGGTGCAGATGTAAATATACAAAATAGGGATGGTACAACAGCTTTGATGCAGGTTTCAAAGTTTTTTAATTTTGAATTAAAACCTGATAAAAAAATTTTAGAATTGTTGGTGTATAATTCTAAAGGTGGTGCAAATGTAAATTTACAAGACGAATATCTTAAAACAGCTTTGATGTATGCAGCAAAGAATCCTACAGCAGATGATAAAATTTGTAAAATATTGGGGGGTACGGTAACATATAAAAGGAGTATGAAATTTTTAAAAAAAATGTACAGAACTGTTTTTGGTACAGTTAAGACTGTAGATTTACAAGACGAAGATGGTAAAACAGCTTTCATGCATTCATGTGATTCTGTTATTGAATCACATGGCAAACCAATACCTTCACAATCAGGGTATTATAATTTTTTAGATTTTATGAAAGGGTTAAAATATTTTTACGAACCAGACTTATTATTACAAGATAATCAAGGTAATGCAGGATATTATTACATGAATGAGGCCCAACAATTAGAAAGCAAAGGCACAAAAGAAGAAAAAGATAAAGAATTTAAAAAAAATAATCCAGAGCTTCTCAAGGATGAGAATGGTAAATGGATTGAAAAAACGGCTATGGGTGGAAATAGAATAATAACAAGAAGGAAAAGAGTAGAAAAAAGGAAAAAAAGAAATACCCATAAAAGTATGCGTTTTAAATGTGCAAAGATGTAATTGAAAATCCAAAGGGTCTATAAATAATCGGCATTTGAAATATAAAAAGGTGTTTTCTGTGACTATGATAACGGCCATTGGCAATCATGTATCGTTTTGACATGGTATTTTCCTATTGGATTGTCACATGGTGGCTCTTGCATTTGGCCGGATTCATCACTTCCTCGCCCAAGTTGGCCCTTTTGTTGGCCTTAATTGAAAACGTGGTATTTGCCCTAGTGTTGGCCTTGACTGCAAAAACATTGTCCTTACTTGGTTTTCTTGGCGTCTCTTGTATCATCAAAGTCCTGCCCCTGTGGAGTGTATGGAACGAAAAGATTCGTTGGTCCCAAGATGTGACAAACTTGTTGTGTCTGGTTGTCGTTTATTGGATGTATGTGTTTGTAGTGGAGGGCATTGACCCCATAACGGTCTATCGCCGGATATGGAAAGCTTTACAGGGGGGTCAGTTGGACCCGAAGTGGACACCAGGTATGTCCTTTGTGAACGATATACAGCGATTATAATGTGTCGTGTTTTGCATCTTACTGTAAACTTCTTAGGAAGATGTATATACGCAAATATGGAACATATTTCGGTGATTATGGCTGTTTTTTTGTTGATTTGTGTGATATTGTTTTTATTGAATTTGTGGTTACCGATTCCGCGAAACACGACGGTGACATACATAACGAAATATCCGCAATAATCAATGGAACGTTCCAGCATTTTGCGATTCATGTTCATCATCCTGTTTGGTATGGTGGTGGCCTTTGTTCTCATATGGTTATGGAAACGGAACCAGCATATCAATGCGACGGCCACCCCTGCAGAGAAAAAGGTTTGGTGGGCCCTTGAATACGACTTTTTGTTTTTCATTGGCATCGCTGTATTCATTTTCATCCTCTGGCAAATGTACTCGACCATCATTCCCTATCGTTAAAAAAAATATATTTCACAATCTGATTTCAAATCAGCTTGTCAAATAATAATAATAATACAATCACATACCCCCCCTGTAAGGTATTTCACAATCTGATTTCAAATCAGCTTGTCAAATAATAATAATAATACAATCATATACCCCCCTGTAAGGTATTTCACAATCTGATTTCAAATCAGCTTGTCAAATAATAATAATACAATCACATACCCCCCTGTAAGGCCTTTTCAAAATGAGTGTAAAACGAAGGGTATAAAGATTTTTAGATGGTTCGGGCCCCTTTGCAACTTTGTTTACAACCCAACAGATGGGAAGTAGGTGTGGACGAGGCGGGTCGTGGTCCTTTGTTTGGGCGGGTGTATGCAGCGGCGGTGCTTTTTCCACAAATGGAGCAACATACAGAATGGTCTGTGTTTGTGCAAGACAGCAAGAGGTTTACTTCGTTTGCTACGTTGAAGAAAGTGGCGGAATTGATTCGACAACATGCAGTGGCGTATGCTGTCGTATACAGGGATGAAAAAGTGGTGGATGCCATGAATATTTTGCAAGCGACGCAGGAGGCGATGCATGAAGCCTTACAGAAGGTGATGGTGGATGTACCATCAGAACCGTTGCATATTTGTGTGGATGGCAATTATTTTCGGTCGTATCCGGGAGTCGCTCATACATGTGTCGAGGGGGGTGACGGCAAATTGTTGTCGATTGCGGCGGCTTCTGTTTTGGCGAAAGAGGCGCGGGATGATTACATAGGGGCATTGTGTCTAGAACATCCTGATTTGATTGAGAAGTATGGTTTGGACAGAAACAAGGGATATGGAACGAAACGTCATGTGGATGGAATTCGAGAACATGGATGGAGCTCGTGGCATCGACGCAGTTTTCATGTCAAAGAACTTTTATTCAAAGAAACAGAGGAAAACAAAGAAACAAAAGAAAAAAGGTGAGAAAACGTTTCTCTCATCAACATAAGAGATGAGTCGAAAAACAAGGCGTAAACCGAGAAAATCATCCTGTTTGACACAAAGACAAACAAAAGGTGGTAGCACCTTGCCATCGAATCCCACATCCTCCCTCTTGGAATCCATTCGACAACAAGTAGAAGAAGACAGTATGGGCAGCACCATAGACACTACTCTCATAGCCAAATCCGATGACACTTCGTTGGTCCAATCCAATGCCTTGTCACCATTGACAGAACAAGAGGTGGAATATGGGTACAACCAAAATCAACTGGCTTTGTTTTTAAGTTTGTTGTCGGACGAGATACCGACAGTGCAGTCGAATGTTGTGATTGTGTGTGGGCAAGGGGTGGTGCGTCGTTTCGTGGAAATGTTTATGCAGACGGAGATACGGCATGACAAGTTATTGATGGCGACATGTAGAGTGGAGAACTGGGATGTGGTGATAAGAACGGAGTCGCAGTTGGTGGAAGAAGATGGTAAGAAGGACCCTCGTCTTTCGTTGTATGGTATGTTTCAATGTTTGAAGGAATCCAAGCTGGAAACAAAGGTGGATACATTTGTGGTGTTTGTGTCGCCGAGTCTTTGTCATTGGATGACGGCGTATTTGTTGTATTATCAGAGGGGCAAAAACTTGACATTGGTGGTGGCGCCTTTTTTGTCCGATGGGGGAAGTATGTTTGCGACATTGGACAAGCAGGCTGTACGGTTTCAATCGTTTTTGCAAATGGCGTTCCGACTTCCGGGGCTGACTGGTATGGAAGAACTGAAGGTACGAATTGTTTGGAAAAAGGAAGAGGTGGTGTTCCAGGTTCATAAAAATGGGTACACAGAGTACAATAAGTATGCTTCTAGCCTTGTTTTTTTCAGCAATGAGCGCAAAGAGTTGTCTGTCACCAATTTTGAAATCAAGTCCGGAGAAGTAAGTGACAAATTGTACCGACTTCATTACTTGGAAGGATATGGTGAATGCGACGTCGAAAGTTCGACTGCTTTTGTGGATATGGAGGCCATGACGAAATGCGATGCTGCCACATTCACTCAACGATGGTTGGAACCGTCGGTATGTTTACAAGATTTCATAAAACGTCGGTTGGGGTTGACATCAGAGAATCAATCACATGCCATGATTTTCCGCAACCACGAATTCAAAGAGTTTTTTCACAAAGACGTCATGGCAGCCATTGTATTGCCCGGAGAAGAATCACAGGTACAAAAATATGAATGTTTTCTCAATAGTTTGAACAACATTCCGTTTCAACACAACGACCTGTTTGAAATCCTTTCCCTGTGGAAAACTTTGTATGCACGCAAATTGGCCTTTCTTAAAACATCGTTTGATGTCACAGATGCATGGGATGAACTCGTCAACCAAACCATTTATTCTATATCGAATCGAAAGTGGCAAGACGATTTGTACAAAAAAATACGGTTTATTCAACAATTGAAAAATTTGTCACTGGGTGAAAAAGATTTCGAAATCGTTCGCGAACTTGACGAATCATCCGACCCCAATAACAACGAAAATATTATTATATCTCCCCCCGACAATTCTTCAAACCCTCCCTCTAACAATTCTTCAAACTCCCTCTCTAACAATTCTTCAAACCCTCTCTCTAACAATTCTTCAAACTCCCTCTCTAACAATTCTTCAAACCCTCCTTCTGAACAGCGTATGACAGGTGGTGGTACAGAATTCAAGCGTGATGCATTTACGCCGTTGGAGAATGCGATTTTGGGAAAGTTGAATAAAATACTAGATATTAGTGATGTTTGTTTTGGTACGAAATACGGAGTGTATTCGCCGTACTTCCATAAACGCGAGGCCTGTTTGTTGTTGTTGCAAATCATTGCCTGTTTTGTCACCGAGGGTGAGGATATCATGGTGCCGTTGACAGAGACGTCATCGATGCCGGTGCCGATGACAGAGGAGGAAAAGAAGTTGTTGTTCAAGTACGAGACGACGGTTCTGGAGGAGAACGTGGTGGCTATCCAGTATTTTTTCAAAAAGAACCAGAAGCAGCGGTGGGTCAAGGATGGCACCAAGAAAACGTTGAATCCGAATACGATTTCATTGCAACCGTCGGAAATCGGTAGCAAAGAAATGATGCAGCTGGATTACTCACACAAAATTCGCAACATGGTGTACAAATATGTCGTCATCTTGGCACAAATCATTGAACGAGGGGAACAAGTGGCCGATACGATTATTCAAGAAGTGATAGAAGGGTATGAAACCATTGATTTCGATATGCCACAAACTAAATCATGGGGACTACAAAACAAGATGGAACAAGTATGGAGCCAATATGCAAAACAAAAAGCCCGTGTCAGTAAACTTCTCAAAAAAGGATACAAAAGTGTACTTCAATCCAAATTCGCCAAGGTGGCCGCCCGGTACGATGTCGCACAAGACAAGGAAAAGCAAAAAGAAGAATGGTTGGATTTTATCAAAATGTTGTACAATACAACGACTTTGGCACCTCATTTCGTATGCAGTTCGGCCTTGGGAATGGTCGGCACGGCCGCACTGACCACAGGAACGACCGCTCTCGCTGGCTCAGCTATCGTACATTCTTTTGGTGCACCTTTGGCGGTGCCAATCGGATTGACCGCAGCAGGATTCAGCCATAGTATTCCAGGCGTCACTGCATTGGCTGCTTCCGTAGGACATTCAGTGGGCATGTCGTTTGAAATGACGGCGGGCGCCTTGGTACAATCACCGGCTTGTCTGTTTTGCCTTGTCATGACACTCAACTTTTTTCGACGCATGCGGTACTTTTTCAGCCCCTTGGTTCCCTTGACAACATGGAAAGCAATAAAGTACTACAACACCGTTACACCCTATTTCTCAAGCATAAAAAACACCATTTTTGGTACACCCTCCCCTGTAGGGCCTTCTCCAATCAGTGATTCCAATACGCCTTCACCACCACCAAATAATATCATAACAGCAGCAGCATCAGCACAAAGACCAATAGTAGCAGTACAAGTAGCACCAAGACCAATAGTAGCACCAGCACCAAGACCAATAGTAGCACTAGGACCAGTACAAGCACCAGGACCAATAGTAGCACTAGGACCAGTACAAGCACCAGGACCAGCACCAGTACCAGCACCAGGACTAGTACCAGCACCAGGACTAGTACAATTACCACCACCACTACTAAGACCAGTACCAGGACCAGTAGTAGCACCAAGACCAGTATTACCAAGACCAGTAGCACCAGTAGTAGCACCAGTAGTAGCACCAGTAGTAGCACCAGTAGTAGCAGTAGTAGCACCAGTAGCACAACCAGTACCAGGACCGGTAGCACAAAAACCACCAAGACAAGTACCAGGACCGGTAGGTCAAGGATACATACCAAAACCAAGACCATTAAAAGTACCAGTACCAGTACCAGTATTACCTAGTTCTAGTTCTATTGATTCTGATGCTGAAAGTTCTGATGCTCAAAGTTCTGGTACTCAAAGTTATCGTTCTCGCAGTACTTCTCAGAATGCTGTTGATGAAGAATCAGACGATGATGTAGATACCACTGCTGCTTTTGAAAAACTTCAACAAGAAATTCAACAAAGTGATAATGATATCAATGAAAAATTAATGAATCCTAAATCAAATGAATATAAGCAAGCATTTGCTGTCTTTAGAAGAGTGAACAACAATTTAAATGATACAACAATATTGTCTAATTGGACAAGTATGAAACTAAACGAAAGAAAAAAATATCTGGAACATGCTAACCGGATAATTGAAATGAAAAAAAACTTAAATTTAAATTAAGAAACTAATATATAGTTTTCTTTGTATAAACAGACAAAACTATATATGATTTAAAATTCGTCAAAATCAAATGCACCTGTGGTATCTTTGTTGGCGAGGGAGTATTCCGACAATCGTTTTTCGAAAAAGTTCACTTTGGATTCCACTGAAATCAATTCCATGAAATCAAATGGATTCGTCGCCTCAAAGACTTTGCCATACCCTAACTGAACCACCAATCTGTCCGCCACAAATTCGATATATTGCGTCATCAAATCTGCATTCATACCAATCAAACGACAAGGAATCGATTCCAAAATAAATTCTTTTTCAATGGCCACTGCCTCTTCCACCATCTTTTGTATTTCATCCTCCTGTAAGGGTTTCAACAATTTGGTGTACAACAAAACGGCAAACTCACAATGCAATGCCTCGTCCCGCGAAATCAATTCGTTGGAAAAAGTCAAACCAGGCATCAATCCCCGCTTCTTCAACCAATAAATGGCAGCAAATGATGACGAGAAAAAGATGCCTTCCACACAAGCAAACGCTACCAACCGCATCGCGAAAGAGGCTTCGGAGTTGTTCATCCACTTTTGGGCCCACGCCGCCTTTTTACGAATGCAACCAAAATTCGACAACGCATGAAACAATCTGTCCTTTTCCACCACGTCGGAAATATACGTTTCAATCAACAAAGAATACGTATGGGAATGAATATTCTCCATCGCAATTTGAAACCCATAAAACGCACGCGCCTCGGACCACTGTACCTCGTTCATGAATCGTTGCGCCAAATTTTCACATACAATGCCGTCGGACGCCGCAAAAAATGCCAACACCATTTTGATGAAATGCTGCTCATCCGATGTCAATAAACACCAGTCCGTCATGTCACGCGACAAATCAATCTCTTCCGCTCTCCAAAAACAATCCACATGCTTCATATACATCTTCCATATGTCATCATGCTGTACAGGAAACATTACATATCGGTTTTCATCCTCTTTCAACAATGGCTCGACAAATGCAGTGGTAGTAGGAGAAGCTTTGGAGGTCATCTGCAGCTATGAACCTTTCTAAATAATATAGTAGCTCGATTTTATCCTTCTTATGAAGGAACCACGGCGGCTTCAAAACCTCCCTATGAAGGAACCTACTGTTCTTCAGCAGCCTTCGGCTGCCCAAAGCTAGCGGCCTTATGGCCGCGGCGCCTTCAAAACCTCCCTATCTAGAATCGCTCGGCCTTTGGCCTCGCGAGCGATGTATACCCCTTTTGTGAAACCAGCTTTTGAACGCCTAACAGGGTAGTATGTATGTGAGTTTTGTGAAACCAGATTTTGAACGCCTAACAGAGTGGGTGTATATTAGTTTTGTAAATAAACATACCCCTTTCTGTAAGGTTTCTTTTCTCTTTCAAAAACAGTTTTTTCGAAACAAGGAAAAAACGGTTTTTCAGTTTGGTTTCACGATGGAAGTACCGTTGGCATACACTTGATGAAATCGCAACCAGCCTTCAGCGTCCAAGGCGTCGGGCACG